CAGCAGAAATTACATTTGATTGATCTGACCCTGGACTAGAGTTTGGCGAAACTGCCATAAAATCTGTTGATAAGAAATTTGCTTGTTGAGCAGCAGAAAGTGTGTACATATATTTCCACTTGTATCCATCAGTAGTTGTAATTACTGAAGTTGAAACACCAGTAGGTTCATCTGTTGAAACAACACCACCGTTGTTATCTAAACATTTGTAAATATTTCGTGCTGAAGATAAAACATAAAAAGTTGCGTCAAATAAAGTAGTTGCACCACTATTTGCTGTTTGTTTTACACTTGTTGATCCTGTTGTATATTCTCCATAATCGTGTCTGTAAATATCATATATCGTACCTGCTATCCAATTTCTTCTTGGAATAACAAAAGCAATATCTGAAGATTGTACTCTTTTAGCAGCAATTAAATCGTCAAACGTGTAAAATTCTCTACCTATTGAATCAGCAGGTGTATTTGGTAAAGAATCAGTACCTTCGTAATCTGTTCTTCCATCAGGTCTTGTTACAGTACCAAAAGGTTGTGGTCTTCCAATTCCTAAGTAATACACTTGATTGTTTGTTTCAGAAAATGATTCTGAAAACTGTTCAGCGTTGTTTAGTCTAAATTTATTTGTTATAATTGCTGGCATAATTCCTAATTCTTTCTTATATTTATACTACTTTTCATTAAGTTATGTTAATTGTTCCTACCATTGCTGAGTGTGATGTACATTGATAATAAAGTGTTGCTGGAGTATCCATAGATACGTGAAATATGATTGCTCCTGAAGCACTTGCATTATTGGTAACTCCTGTATTATAAGCAGTACCACCGGTTCCTGTTGTTGATTGTATTCTGAATGGGTGTGAACCACCAGAGTTATTAATAAAATAGTAAGTTTGACCTTTTTTCAAGTGTAATGCTGGATTATCACCTGAAGTAGAAGGAAAACCTGCACCTGTAAATAAGTATGCACTTGAACCATTTGCTGTTACCAACAATTGTGAAACTGGTGTTGTCGCTTGTACCCAATTTGTGCCATTATAAACTAATGACATACCTGCTGTTGGCGAACTATTTACTACATCTGTTAAATTGTCTAAAGCAACTGAACCACTTGCAGGAGCAGTTACATTAAATCTTCCTTGTGCTGAACTCCAAGTTAAAACATTACCATCTGCAACACCTGTTATATTAACATCCGTATGTGATGAAACGGAAGAATTTTCATCTAACAATCTAACCCATCCACTACCTGAAGAATAATATGGTCTGTTACCTACACTATCATAAGCATACATTCCTACATATGTTGAAGCTGATGGTAATGAACCAAAACCTGAAAAATCAAATCTTATTTTTGAACCTGCAGTAGTTAAATCAATTGTACCTGTTCCTGATAATGATGATGTGCCAGTTAGGTTTAAATTTGCTGTTGTACTTAATGTTGTACCTAAATTAACTTCCGTAGAACCAATTGTAACTGAATCATTTACTAAAGATGAATTAGGAACATTTGCAACACTTAACTCTATTCTATTGTTTGTAATAGCAGTTGAAATACCTGAACCGCCAACTATTTCAAAACTACCACCTAAATCAATATCAAAGTTAGTAGATGTATCATCACCTATTGTAATTTTTTTATTGACAAGTTTATCATTTGAAATAGAACCGTCTAATTGAGCATTTGTAATTGTTCCTGATAATGAACTTGTAGGATAATTTGTTGCGTCTGATAAATCAAAAGCAGGAGTAGCGTCCGTGTTACCTAAAGAAAGTTGTACACCACCGTAAGAAACTGTTGAATTTGTTAAAGAAGTATTACCGATATTATTTAATGTATTTGTAGAACCTGAAATTGTTTTATTTGTAAGTACATCACTAGACGTTTCAGTTACGATTGAGCCGTCTGTGGATAACACTATTCTATTGTTTTCAATAGCAGTAGAAATACCTGAACCACCAACTATTTCAAAACTACCACCTAATTCAACATTAAAGTTTGTAGAAGTATCGTCACCGATAGTAATAGATGAATTATCTAATTTTGTGTTAGGTAAAGAAGATAAAGCACTTGAAGGTATATTAGTAATAGTATTTGAAGCACCACTAATTGTTTTATTAGCAAGAACTTGTGAAGCACTATCTGTTACATAATTACCAGTAAGTAGAGTGGTACCATCACCTAAAGCAGTGTACAATTCAGTAAAGTTTGTATTTACTTTACTTGCACCTTCTCTTAAATTATCACCTGTTCCATCATTAGCAGATGTTCCTCTATTAATTAATTGTTTTGCCATTTCGTTCCTAATTGTTTCTACTATTTATAAACATTTCTATGGGGTTGTATCATCAAAAGTTACAGTTGTTTGAGCAAAGTTAGTAACCGTGTTATCAAAAACATCCTGAGAAGTTGCAAATTGTGTAGGCATTGCGAAATTTGTCTTTAATAACTGACCATCTGGATTTGAAGTTGCTAAGAAAATAGCACCTCTTCCATCTAGTGATGTTCTTGTACCTTGTATTTTTATTCCACTTAATTCTTTAAATGTTATTTTACTTGCACCTGAATTTACACCAAATAATGTATTTGCGTATTTGTTTATTGTACCAAATTTAGGTCCTGCATATGCGTACCCTTGTTTAACTTCTACACCATCTATTGTTGCTCTTTTTCTACTAAGCATACGAATTTCAATTGGTGGTCTTGTCAAAGTTACATCTCTGGTATTTGAGGTAAATGGATCCTCATAATCATTACCAGCGTGTATTGTTCCACTAGCCATATTATCTGATCTTAAATTTGATCCGTCATCTATTGTTCCTAATCTTCTACCAAAGACAGTTGTAAACAATATATTTAATATATTGAATAATGGTGTATCAATAGCACCTGATATAATACCAGTAATTGGTGTTCTAACTTTTAAACTTAATCTACTTTGTAAATCAACTTGACCTGTAAAATAAAAACCACTTGTGTGCATAGTTTTTTTGAAACTATCTCGCCAGTCATTAATAGATTGACCAACTTTTATTACATAAGAAAAATCTTGGTAGTATAAACTATCTTGTATTTTCATTGTTTGTTCAGATACATAACCATCTTCATTTAAAAATTTACCATCTGTATCTGCAACAGAAACTACATCAATTGTAGCACTAGCAACATCTAATCTACTTACTGTTGCTGATCCACTACTTGTTGATGTTATAGTTTCATTTAAAATAAAATTAGTATTTAAATCTTTTACTTTTAATAAACTTATATCAGCATTATAACTTGCAAGTGTACCAGTTGCACCTGAAGTAGCACCTGTAATAGTATCATTAGAATTAAAGTTACCTGATTTGTTAGTAAGTAATAAACAGTTTCTAAATTTAATTGCTGGAGATGGACTGTTTTGATAACCTTCTCCTAATTCGTTTGTTTTTAATCCTATAACTCTACCTATTTCTGTACCGTGTGCTAAAACATTTGCACCTGTACCACTTGATGTTATTGATACTTTAGGTAAGGAAGTGTAACCACTCCCTCTATTAACTAAAAATATATCTGTTATATCATTTAAGTCGGAGTTTGTAGCACCTTCCATAACAATTTTGTTTCCAAAATAAATATCGCTTCTTTGTGTTTCGTCTTCAAGTACAATATGATCTTCTTCATTTGTTCCTGGTGTTCCTGACTCTTGTGTGAAACCACCATTGACAACAGAAACAAATCCTTCTGCATTAACTCCCTGCGTACCTGTATTATCAAAAACTAAATCATCTCCTACAGAATATCCTGATCCTGGATTATCAACGACTATTTCTGATACAGGTCCTGAACCAATATCACTAATAGCAATATCAGCACCAACACCACCACCTATCACAGATAAAAAATCACCAGTAGAATACAAGTTACCATCATTTGTAATTGTTTTTAATCCTGGTATACCTGTAACATTTGCTTTTATAAAAAATCCATCTGTATCATTAGAGGTTCCTGTAACTTCTTCATCAATAACAAAAGTACCTGTCATTGAGTTTATATTAAGTACAAATTCAGAAATTTCTATATTTCCGATTACAAATTTCTTTACTGATTCTATAATAGCAGTTGCATTTGAATTATTGCCTGTAATTGTTCTACCAACTAATTGTGTTGTATCACCAACTGTAGCTTCAACTCTTATAACTTTTTGTGTGTTCCATTGTCCATCAGATACACGTAACATTTGTTCTCTAGGATAAAATGTTTCTGATGTTTCATTAAATAATATTCTAAAAAATAATTCGTGTCCTTTTTGTGTACCTTTCATACGGTACATAGATTTAATGTTTTTAATTAAATTTCTTTTGTCTAATCCATTTGCTAAATTTTCAGGTATTGTTTTTAAAAATTCATCTCTAAATTTTGATAAAAAATTTGATATTACTTTGTCTGGATCTCTAAAGTTTGTTAAATCCTGAATACTATTTACAGGATTAGGAAGATAATTATTAATAATTGCTTGAGCACCTGAAGTGTTACCAATTATAGTTTCATTTAAAGAAAATTTGTCTTGTGCTGTTATAAAAATTTTATTAGTAGATAAATCTTCAGCAACAACTGTAGCAGTTGCGTTTGATGTAGCACCTTTTATTGTTTCACCGACTGTAAATTTACCAAATACTGAATCTTCAAAAATTATTTTATCGCCTTTGTCTTGTTGCGTTTTTTCTGAAGTTATTTTTGAACCGTCTAATAGTAAATTATCTGCAATACCTGTTTCGTTTTCTAAGGTAATACCATCTGTGGTTTCAATACTAGTAACCTGCAAACAAGCAGATTCCATAAATTGATAATAAGTTTTTAAGAATTGAACAAACTGTGGGTGGTCATCAACTACAAAATTAGGTAATTGACTAGTAATGAGTGTTGAGATTTTATCATTAAACTTTGCCATAGGACATTAGTAACTTGGTGTTGTTGTGTACCCTACTCCTGCCTCGGAAGAACCACCTACAAAGGTATCTTCAGAAACATTTACAATTGTATTAGCAACATCAATTTCTAAAATTTGATCTCTTACAGGTACAACATCATTTGAACTAGGAGTAACAGTTATTTCAATTTTACTAGAAGCAGAACCTCTAATATTTGAAATAGAAGCAACACTTAAAGAATTAAGAGTAACTTGTCCTGAAGAATAATCTATTGTGCCTTGTGTAGCATTTTGTATTGTTTTAATACCACTTACAAGATAATAAACTCTCACATTTCCAATACCATCATCATCTAAAAACATTTCATTGTTGTTTCCTGATATTTTAAATCCAGTAGATGATAAAACTGATTCGTGTCCTGAATGTGGACTGTAAATTGCATTTCTAAAATAAACATCATATTTTGTAGATGAGTTTAAAGTAGGTGTAAAATCTTTTCTCATTTTAACGGTTGTAATATTAGATAATATTGAACTATCTACATTATCAATTATACCTGTCATTTTAGAAAATCTAAACACACCATCAAATGCTGATAAAGTATTTGTATTGTAATTTGTTATCGCACTTAAAATATCTGACTTTAAAGTGTCTGAAGTTTTAGCAGTTGAGTTTTTATTATACTTAGCATTAACAACTAATATTATTGAAGTTATAATTGGGTCAACTATTTCTGGTCTAACAGAAGCAACATTGTAATTTTTTAATTTTGTAACTATATCTAATTTTGTTGCGTTAGTTAATGGTACACCTGACTGACCTTTGACTGCAATCTTAACAACACCGTAAATAGGTGTTTCATCATCTTCACCACCCCAAGCACTTATAGAAGTTGCATTAGGATAAATTGATTTTACTAAAGTTTCATAATCAGTTGTAGTAACTGCTCTGTCTTGTGATGTATATTGTAAAGGTGCATTAAATCTAATTGATTCTTTTGTTTCAGGAATAGAACCACCTTGTGCTGCTGTTTTAGTTACAACAGTTACATCTGAAAATCCACCTACTGAACCTTTTGCTGTGAAATTTGCTGTGCCGTTTGCGTCTTCTAAATTTGAAACTATATATTCTAAAGTTATAATATTACCATCTGCTAATTTTTTACCTAATATATCATCTCCAAAATAAATTTCAAATTTACCTGTATCTGTTTCTGATAGAAAATATGCCTTTGATGTATTATCTAAACTTTTCAATCCTGTTGCTAATGTATAAACTTCAGTTGTTGTATCACTAATAGAAGTTTGTACAGTTACTTTTAAAGTTGTTGTATCAGCATTTACATTTGGAATTACAAATCTTTGGTCAACATCTGTACTATCAACTGTATATTTAAAATTTACTAAAGTACCTTCATATAAAGTTATATTTGAAAATTTATAAACACCATCTTGTGGTGATATTGCAATATCTTCATTAGTTACAAAATTATATTCTATATTATCTATCTTTGCTGAAAATGTTGTTCCTTTGTCCATTGTAACTGAAGAACCAGTAGCGTTGTTTAAAGTTATGTCAACAACAGCAGTAGGTGATTTTGCTGATGAAGGAGTATATCCTAACATCTTTGCTAATGATACTACATTTTTTCTAATATCAGCAGAGTCAAGGTACATTTCATTTGCAACCATATTAGCATTGAAACCTAGGTAGTGTGTATTGTATGCTAAAGTGTCTAACAAGACAGCAAAACCTGAACCTTCAAAATTGTAATCTGAAAACTCTGGTTGATCTTGTAAGAATGATTTTAAATTTGATTTTATTGCGTCAAAATCTAAATCTGCTACTACGAATTTATTACTTGCCATATTATCTTAATCTTTCTAAAAATGTTTCTACTTCTACTGGTGAATTTGATCCAACAACGTAAAACATAATTTTTAATTCATAACTATTTCTATCAATATTAGGATTTGCTAATATTTGTTGTAAACTAATTCTTGGTTCAAAATTATTTAAAACTTCAGCAACCTTTCTTTGTAAATTAAGAGCAGTTAGAGGTGTCATTGGTTCAAACAACAACGATCTAACATCACTTCCTATTTCAGGATGAAAAGGTCTCTCATAATGATTTGTATTAATTAAATTTCTGACACTTCTCTTTACTGCCTCTACATCTGATAATTTATTAACATCATTTGTAATAGGATTACGACCAAAATCTAAATCTAAATCTTTATAGATTCTATTTGCTCTTTTAGAGTTGTTATTAGTGCTAGCATCATAGTTTGACATATCTCTTATATTTATACGCTAACCAGAGAAAACATTAGAAGAACCTTGAGCAACACTAGTACATCCTGATATACCATCACCTACACGACCACAACCTTTACCATTTACAAATACCGTTGTTGATCCAGTAGATATACCTGCAGAATGTGTAGGACAAGGTGGTATATTAGGTGGTCTCAAATGTGGTGTATTATTATCACCTTGACGAGATATACCAATACCATTTACACGTACATTTGACGATCCTTTTGCTCTTGTCATTCCTGAACAATGAGCAACATCAGCGTCTCCTATTCTAGTTACCGCTGGCACGACTTAACAACTCCTGTAATTTACTATTAAATGTTTCCATAAAGTTATGTTCCTCTTGTGTATGAGGTCCTTCGGGATAATCTGGTATAAATGATATTACCTGTTCAAAAGATTCAGGTATATCTGAATATTTAGTGAACTTGCAGATTTTTTTATCCTTTAAAACTACAAATTCACCTGTTAATATCATTATGCACTTTTTCTACTTGATTCTAATTTCGCTTTTGCGATTGCTCTTCGTTTTTCAACCATTATTGATTGTCTTATTTTTCTTCCCATAGGGATTTTTACTGAAGTTTGTATTTTATTACCTTTTTTAGTAATAAATTCAACTCCTATTCGTTCATCTTTAAAATCACCTTGAACAGACATAACTGCCTTCTTCAAACTCATTGATTCTTTCTCTTTTTCGTCACCTGCTTCATTCCAAAACTTAAATATTCTCATTTTTGCCATTTTTATGCTCCATTAAATAAATCTTCATTGTTTAAATCGTATTTTACAGTATCTTCCCAAGAATCATCATCTTTTTCGC